GTGTCCCAACCCGATCGCCTGACTGTGCAGGCCGCCGAGTGAGTAGGCCGAGATGTCGGCCTTGTTTTGCATGTAGTGCATAACGAGAGTGCACACAGCATCCCGCAAGGAGCAGCACCATATCTGACGCCAGGTCTTCTTGTTTGCTTTCTTGCGGCTGTGCGCTTCCTTCTTGGAAAAGATGATGCTTGGGTCCTTGAGACCGGCGATCACCATCTCGATGGGGGACATGCAACCCAAGAACGGCGCATAAATGAGCCGGAGAATGAGCGTCTGCATGACGACCTTGGAGAGGAAACCGCGGGTGGCCTCGGTGTTCAAGTACTCTTTCTTGGTCCCCTTCTTGTACAGAGCGGAGAACCCTGACGACTTGAGGCCGTCGAAGGAGTTGTAGATGTCGGTGAAGAGCCGGTCCATCTTGTTGTAGTGGGTCTCCCCCCGCTTGGGTGGAGAGATGAACCGGGCGTCCGTGGGAGGGTACTCTGCATAGGCGTTGGCCAAGATTTCCATCTGCTCCGGGGTGACGACATCGTCCATGTTGGAGTCGAGATCCATCTCGAGAGACTGGGCTCTGAGGGATTCCTCACAGCCCTCAACTGAGGACGGGGGAAGCACAAAGATGCTCCCATGGTCGGGGTCGGTGAAATCCTTGCCGAGGCCTTGGAGCACATCAAGTGCCTGTTGCGACATTGGTGTGGGCTTGTTCGTCCCAGGCACTGTCGGGGCTCCGCAGCTGGCGACCCGCACGAAGGTGGGGGTGCCGGCCGAGTCGAGCATGACGGGGCGTTCCTCCGCGAGTTTTATCTCGGCGGCGTCACGGTACTCGCGTAGCTCGTGGAAGCAGTCTTTCAGCAACTGGTCCGGGTTGTAGCCGGTGAACTGCAACATGTTGATCGGATCGTCGAAACAATCAAGGAACAGCTGGTCGCAGCCTTTGTCGGGCGGAAGCCCGACGCCGCCGAGGTCTGCAAAGGACCTGGGGGCACGTGTCTCCACGTCATCTGACATGAAGTTGTCCACATAGAACTTGGGGACCCCGCCTGCGGAGACGGTGCCCTGGGGGTCGTTGAGGCGGGTGATGAACGGTGCCCCGTTGTCGAACGAAGAGCTGAGAACACCCGTCGGCGTCTGAAGGGACGCTAGGGTGGGGCTCTGGTTGAACGACTCCGGGAACACGACATACCTGTAGTGAACCGGGGAGTTGACGAGCGGGACACCAGGGTCAAACCAATGACCATAGTCCAGCCAGTCTTGCTTGGCGTTGGGGATGGAGTCCCGCAGTGCGACGGACTCGGCATAGCCTCTCCAGAGGTGCGCAGTGCGCACGCGACGCGGAGGAAGCGTGCCAGCAGCTAGTGCGGCGTGGAGGTGGATGTCGCCAATCCTCTCTGCCTCAGCGCAGATGGCTTCGGAGAAGAGGATGTTGTACTCGCCTGGAGTGCGCGGGTCGGCCGCAACCTCGTGGCCATTGTTCTCGGCGCGGTTGAGAAGGGTGATCAGCAACATCGGCACGCAGACCCCCGCGTTGTCGTACAACTGGAGGATCCAAAGAAGGTCCCGCAACAAGTAAACGTGAGGCCGGAAAACCGGGCCTGGCTTGTCGATGGTCGCGAGGCCATTGGCTGATGGAGGGATACCTGGCGCTTTGCTTGGTGGCCCCGTGGGCAGCGCAGACAAAGTGGCGGACTCGTTGAAGCAGAGCCCCGCGTCGAAAAGACTGGAGCTGGCCCGACCACCTTCGAGAGACACAGACTCGCTTGCGCTCGTCGTGGGAGTGTTCTCTAGGAGGGTCTTGAGGTCGCCACGCTTGGCGGCTGTCCTGGTGAGGTGTGACTTGAGGAAGTCAGCGGGCGACGCGACACCGACAGACTCCCGGGCTGTTTGGGCCGGAGTGCCTGATGGCGGCTTCGCAATGGTAGTAGCGGTGTGCTTGGGGTTGGACCCAACGGGATGCAGCAAGTGC